AGAAAAGGGAAAACACATGGCAACATGGGCAGTCATCAATGGAAACTCAGTCAGCAACATCATCGTGGCTGATACTAAAGAAGTTGCAGAAGCAGTGACCAATGCAATTTGCGTTGAATACACAGAGAGCAATCCTGCTGGCATTGGCTGGACTTGGGATGGCAAGAAGTTTATTGCTCCAACCCCAGCAGATCCAACTTCATAATTTTCAACCCCTAGGAGATAACAATGGCAACAACTTCAGCTCAATTCTCGCTCACCACTTCACCAGTCAAAATTGCTTCAGCCGATGGACAAGCTGAATCAGTTCACATCCATTCTGAAACTGCGATTGCTTACCTTGGGGGAGATAGCTCGGTCTCATCATCGACTGGATTCAAACTGGATGTGAATGACAAATTGATAATCAGTAATCATGAAGGCGAACTTTGGGCAGTCTCAGCATCAACTGGCACGATGACGATTTTGATCGTGACCAAATGAGCAGTGATGTTGCAACAATCATTTATTCCTACTTCTTCATAACTGCTGCGGTCATTGCTGGCTTGTCATATGTTGCCAAGCACACCATCAAGACTCACACTGAAGCGATTGAAGACAAACTTTCCCGAATTGAATACGCGTTATACAACGATGGGAAGACTGGCTTGATCAATAAGGTTGAAGAGCTTTTGGAACATCAACAATCAATCAAGATTGATGTGGAAGTTCTCAAGGCAAAGGCAGAAGCAAAGTGACTGGCGCGGATCTCGTCAAGGTTGCTTCCTCAAAAGTTGGCACTGTCGAAAAGGGTGGCGCTGATGGCAAATCTGGGAATATCGTTGAATTCTGGGATTGGTGGAAAGCGAAGACAGGGCAGAGCCTTCAAGGTCAACCTTGGTGCGCTTGCTTCGTTTCTTGGTGTTTTGGACAGATCAAGGCTTCTTCCCTAATCGCTGCAACCAACTCTTCTGGCTTCATTTATTGTCCCAGTGGTGTGAAGTATTTCAAGGATAAGAATCAACTGGTGGATCCAAAGTCAGCTCAACCGGGTGACATCATCTTCTTTGATTGGGATCAGAAGGGCATTGCAGATCATGTCGGCATGGTTGCCGAGAATCATGCCGCGCAAGGCTTCCTTCTCACCATAGAAGGCAATACCAGCCCAGAGGGTGCAGTCAACGCATCCCAACAAAACGGGGGCGGCACATACCAAAGAAAGCGTTATTTGGGCAAGACCATCCATGCAATCGCCAGACCATCTTGGGCAACACTCACAGAAAGCAAGGCAAAATGAAGATTGATTCAAAGAAACTTCAATCACTGATTCTCACTTATGGAACTTTGACTCTGCCGGTGGCTTCAACAGCGTTCGCCATGAATGCGACCTTGAGCATCAAGATCCTCTCATTCTTCTCTGGCGTTCTTCCTGTCATCCTTCGCCATGCAAATCCCAAGGATCAATTCACTATCAATCTTGCCAAAGTCGCTCAGACTGAAATTGATGCAGAGTTGGCAAAGCAGAAAAAAACCAAGGGATAACCTTGAAGGATCAGAGCTTTATCCTCAGCTCTGAAACAAAGCAAGCAGCATCTATTCTCGCCAAGATTACCTTTGAGAAATATCGCAACAATTTCGGACATTATCGAAACACTGCGAATTCTCATCTAGTAGGTCATCTTGGCGAATTTGCTGCATTCATCTGGCTGAAAGATCATGGCTTCAATCCATCTCCCACATTCCTTGATTCCACCAAAGATCGAGAAGCTGACATCTTGACCACTCTGGCAAGAATTGAAGTGAAAACTTGGTCGGAGCAATACTGGCAGAAGTGGGGTCGATGCGTATCGGTAAGTCAGTATGAATCTGTCAAGAAGAAGGCTGATCTAATCTTCTGGCTCACAGTTGATGGGGTAGAATCCGAAACTCCACAAGCAACTTTCAGGGGATGGAATGAAGTTGGCATCTTTGAAAGGATGTCCTCAATCATGACTGGAGAAGTCGGGCGCGAAGTTCGCAATCTCCAACTTGATCCATCTCAACTGAATTCAATGGAAGAGATAAAGAACTATGAACAGAGAAGAGATCCTTCAAACAGCGATTGATCTGACCATGCATGATCGCAATGATCAGAATGGTGATCCGCTGGAAAATCATCAGAGAATTGCAAAGATTTGGTCAGTAATCCTTGGCATTGAGATTGAGCCATATCAAGTCGCTCTCTGCATGGCAGGGATGAAGCTGGCAAGATTAGCCTTCAACCCACTTGATGATTCCTTTATTGATGGCGCGGCATATCTGGCAATTGCTGGAGAGATAGTGAAGAAGGAGAAAAGATGAGAGAAATGGTGATCTTGGTTCCTTCAAGGAATCGTCCAGAGAACATTGCTGATCTCATTGATTCACTCAATGAGACAGAGACTGAAGCGGATCTCATCGTCATCGTGGATGATGATGAACCACAGATGGATGTTTATCTAGACCTTGATTGTGACATCTTCATGGTGGCAAAAGATGGGCGAGGAATGGCGAAGCCACTCAACGCCGCCGCCTACCATTTCCGCAACAAATATCATCACTTTGCATTCCTTGGGGATGACCACAGACCCAGAACAAAGAACTGGGATCTGATCTTCATTGAAGCTCTCCACGAGATGGGGACTGGCTTGGTCTATGGGAATGACTTGATCCAAGGGGAGAATCTAGCCACTGCGATCTGCATGACTGGCGATATTGTCCGGGCGCTTCATGGGATGGTTCCTCCCAATATGAATCATCTATATCTGGACAACTTCTGGATGAAGCTGGGCAATGATCTTGGGAAATTGAAATACATTCCTGAAGTAATCCTTGAGCATATGCATCCAATCGCTGGCAAGGCACAGATGGATCAGGGGTATTTGGATGTCAATGCTCCTGAAATATATTCAGCCGATCTCGCTGCCTTCACCAATTACATTGCAAGCAGGGAGTATCACAAGCTCCTTGAGTCGCTTCAATGAAAATCCTCATCACTGGCAATGAAGGCTTCGTTGGCAGACACTTCTGGAGCAAGTTGAAAGCAGAAGGTCACGAACTCTGGGGAATTGATCTTGTCAATGGCACAGATGCCAGAGACTTCTTCCGCAAAGATGAGAGTCATTTTGACAAGGTGATCCATCTTGCAGCAGTTGTCGGTGGTCGCAAGATGATCGAAGGTTCACCACTTGCGCTCGCTGTGGACTTGTCAATTGATGCTGAAATGTTCAGCTGGGCGATGAGAACGAATCCCGGGTGCATCACATACTTTTCATCTTCCGCTGCATATCCCATCGACTTGCAAACTCACACGATTCTTCCACCATTGAAGGAAAGAGATATTGATCTGGATCGAATCGCCAATCCTGATCTCTCCTATGGGTGGGCAAAGTTGACAGGTGAAATGCTGGCAAGCCACGCCAGAGAAGCAGGATTGAAAGTTCACATCTTCAGACCCTTCTCTGGATATGGATCTGATCAAGCTCTTGACTACCCATTCCCATCCTTCATTGATAGGGCAAAGCGCAAAGCGAACCCATTCCACATCTGGGGCAGTGGTGAGCAAGTTCGAGACTTCATCCACATTGATGATGTGGTCAATGGAGCAATTGCAGGATGCAATGCAGAAATTGAAGTGGCGAATCTTTGCACTGGCGTTGGAACATCTTTCAATGACTTGGCGAAGATGATGGCGCGAGTCGCTGGCTATGAGCCAACCTTCCAACATCTGCCATCTGAACCTTCTGGGGTTCATTGCAGGGTTGGAGATCCAACGCTGATGAAATCCTTCTACACTCCCAGAATCAGCCTTCTTGAAGGTATAGAAAGAGCTTTCGCTGGCTTGTAGCGCTTCGTCAGGCGCTCGCCAGCCACATAGAAAAGACCCCTACTGCTTCGGCGGTGGGGGTCTTTTCGTATTGTGGGCTATATCACGACACGCCGACAGGATTGAGGGCTTGCAGGATTTGACTTGTCAGGTATATGCTTCTACTACTCGAAGGAACAAGCATCCTTCACTAAGCCAAGGAGCTAGAAATGAAACTGATTTCAACAGCTGGACGCAACACTATCCGCGAAGATGGTCAATATGACATCAAGAAGATCGATAGAACTTGGGTTCTTCGTTCTTACCCAACAACATTTCCAACAGTCATTGCTGGCTTCAAGAGTTACACAGAAGCACTGACTGCGTTGGTTGCAATTGAACCAGACAACACAAAGGTCGGTGCATAATGGCACTGACACTCAACATCATCCGCGAGGATCTTTCCTTCCTTTACTCCATAAGCATGGACTGGGATCAGGATTGGGAAGAACAATTTGAACGCTTTGAAGATGTCAAAGGTGAGCAAGTGGATTTCACATTTGCCAAAGCCTATTGGCTCCCAGACTGGGCAACCGTCATGATCTTTCGGTCATACCTTGAATCTATCAACGCCAGCTTTCAAATTCTTATTGACAACGCTGAAAATCTGGATCCATATCTGATCATCTGTAATGAGGAATTCTGATGACCACTTCCATGATCATTGCCATCATTGCCACAGTCGCAATCTTTGGCTTCCTCCTCTTGCTTGATGGATTTCTGAACCGTCACGAAGAATTCCAGGAAGTCAAGGAGTGGCACAACTTTCGCAACGCATTCGACACTTCAAAGAAAGGGGAGAAGTAATGTTATTTCAAGTCTTCATTCTTTCAATAATTCTTGGAGGCATCATCGGATTCCTGATCGGTGGATTCATCGAATGGGATCGCGCAACTGCATCCATTGAAGAGCTGGAATCGGATTTGATTTCTGCATATCGTGAGATTGATGAACTCCACGAACACATTCACCAGAGTCGCAGATAATGTCAAAGGCAAAGCAGAAGGGGACTGCTGCGGAAACAGCGCTCGTCAGATTCTTGCAGGGGCAGGGGTTCCCCAATGCAGAGAGGCGAGCGCTGGGCGGTGGTTCATCTGGTGAGGATCTCGGAGACATCACTGGAATTCCTGCTCTTTGCATGGAAGTAAAGAACCAGAGAAGCTACAAAATCCCAGCATGGCTCAAAGAAACTGAGATTGAAACGAAGAACGCCAAAGCAGACTTTGGCATCTTGGTCATCAAGCCCAACGGCGTTGGAATTACTCCAAGCAAGGTCGGGCAGTGGTGGGCAGTAATGCCCATGCAAGAGATGATCAATCTGCTCAGAGATGCAGGATACGGAGATCCAAGATGACTCTTCTTTCCCTGCTCAACACGCCATCATTCCCACAGGCTAAGTGCGTGGGCGAGGATCCAGATTTCTTCTTCCCAGTCTCCCAAGTGGAGCTGGAAGAGAGGATTCAACGCTTGCGCCAGATATGTGGTTCTTGCATCCATCAAGATCCATGCAGAAAATTTGCTATGAATAACGAAGAGGAAAATGGATTCTGGGGTGGAACCACGCCAGATGAAAGATACCTTCTTTCAAAGAACAAGGAGGTGGGAAGTCGTAGGTTGAGAGAAATTGAAGCACTTCTATCCCAAGGCTACTCAAAGCGCGATGTGGCTCGCATCTTGAATGTGCAGTTGGCATCTATTGAAAGAACGCTTGACAGAGCCAAAAAGAAAGGAATTCTGCAATGAACAAGAAAACCATCACCATCACTCTCAGCGCTGCAATCGTGGCGCTGGCTCTACTTATCAACATCACTCATGGATTGACCAAGCAAGTTGAGATCATTGAAACTGTGAAGATCGTGAAGATTCCAGTGGCAATTGTCGGCACTGATCCGCAGAAGGTGAAAATCTTCGTCAATGAATTGATGGAGAAGCGCCAAGCAAAGTGCTTGCTCTGGATATTCAACAAAGAGAGCCGGATGGATTCCACAGCCAAGAATCCCACTTCAACTGCCAAAGGCGTTGGACAGCTCTTGGACTCAACATACAAGACGATTGGCTTGAAGCATTCAGCCGATCCAATCGCTCAGGTGGTCGCATCGATAGCCTACATTTCACGCCACTATGGATCTGACGGCGCTTGCGCTGCCAAATCCTTTTGGCAATTGCACTCTTACTACTAGGAAAGGAATCAGGGGAAATGTCAACAGAAATCAACATGGAAATGGTCGATTTGGATCAGGAAGCGCAAGCATTCCTGAATGCCTATATTGAAGCCAAAGCCAAGGTGAAGGAATGGTCAGAGAAGGCAGACTTGGCATCCGAACAGGTGAAAGCTGCAATGGGCAGGTCTGAGATTGGCTTGGTCAATGGGAGAGAAGCAGTTCGGTGGGTAACGGTGGAAACCCATCGCATCGACACTAAGCGCATTCGGGAAGAGCTTCCAGCGGACTTGATTGCCAAATTAGAGCGCACGACTATTTCTCGGCGCTTCACTATTGTGGGGGAAGAATGACATTTGCAAGACTGGGAGATGATGCTAGCGATTTGGCAGATCGCATCAAAGATGTAGTCACTAATCGCTCCGCAAATTCTCCGAGATCAAAACAGAAGAAGGTGGGACTCTCAGAAGTGGGAGAAGTCTGCATCAGGAAGACTTGCTTCAAGTTGCTGGATTGGAAAACAACTAACCCGGCAACCGATCCTTGGGCAAGTATCTCTGGAACTGCCATTCATTCATGGCTCGCAGATGCCTTTGGGGATCAATATGACGGGGAGGAAAATCCGCTCTATCTGGTCGAACACGCAGTCAAAGTTACTGATGAATTGTCTGGAACTTGCGATCTCTTTGATATTCAAAAGAAGATGGTCATTGACCATAAGTGCGTGGGAGCCACTTCCATGAAATCTCGCAAAAAAGATGGCATGACTTACCAGCAGAGAATCCAGATCAATCTCTACGGTCTAGGGATTGAAAATGAATTCGGCATCGGATCAGTGGAGAAGGTGGCTCTGGCGTTCTATCCATTAGGAGGAAGGCTGGATGCGATGCACACCATCGTTGAGGATTACAATCGCCAGCTTGCTCTGGATGCAGTGCAAAGATTCCAAGATACTCAAGTCTTGCTCTGGCAGTTGGATCCAGAAGCCAATCCCAAGAATTGGGATCTAATTCCCAAAGCGCCAACCAGAAATTGCAGTTACTGTCCTTGGTATTTGCCCAAGAGCGTTGACACATCTCAAGGATGTCGAGGGGAAGAGGAAGCAGCATGATTCACAATGAATTGCTGGCAAAGATAGACGATGCTACCTGTTGCTCGGGTATTCACGAATTAGCACTCCGCGCAGTAGTGGAATTACATAAACCGATGGAGGAGAGTGAAACTGACATCTGTCAGGAATGCACTCGGATCAGCTTGATCAGGATCAAATATCCTTGCCGAACGATTCAAACCGTACGGAAGGAGTTGAAATGAGTCCAAGGATTGAATTCAAATGCCCAATCTGCTCAGTCAGTATTGATCAGGTTCGAGGCTTCGATACTGATGCGCCAGCGCCTATCTGTGGCGATTGCTGCACTTCGATGGAGCGAGTCTGGTCATCGTCAAAATAGAATTGATCCGAACGGGTCAATGCACCATCCAAACAAGAAAAGGGGAATGAGATGTCAAATCCATTCACAGCGCCAACGCAAGGCGGCGCATCTGTAAAGCCAGCAGATTTGCAAGGTCATCTGCTTATCATCAAGCCGATTTCCTACAAAACCGAGATCCAAACCAGCTTGGGCGAAGCCGAAGCCATTGAAGTTGATTTGGTTGATCTTGACACCAATGAAGAGCATTCCAGCGTTCTCTTTTTCAATGTGGCACTTCGCTCCGCGTTGAAGCCAAACATTGGAAAGTCAGTTCTTGCCAGATTAGGGCAGGGAGTGGCAAAGCCGGGCAAGTCTGCTCCTTGGATTTTGATTGATGCAACTGCCGATGAAGAAGCAGTGGCAAAGGCAACTGCCTATCTTGCAGGCGGTCTCGCTCCAGTGAATGCAGTTGTCAATGGTGTGGAGATCACGCCAGAGATTGCAGCGTTGGTGGAGAAGCTGGGCGCTAAGCCAGCGTAATGAGGATTCCTGCGATATAGGAGAAGATAACGCAGGAAGGATTGGCAGGTTCGCAAGCTGAATGGGGGTTCAGCTCTTGGTTCGATTCCAAGCAATCCACAAGAGGAAAGAAAAAGGGGCAATGGTATGGACTTATGGATTCCACAAAGGCTCAAGCGAACCATGCCATTCCAAGAGCAGTGCCAGTTCTTATCAGTTGAAGGCGATTTGGTTACAAGATGCGAAGCAAGATCAGATTGGGGACTTTACTTTGGGAATGATTATCGAGTGAACGCCATCAGCCTTTGCTACTACCACACAATAAATCAGGAAAGTCTATGGAGAAGGGGAGCGCAATGACACAAGGAATCTTGGCAGATTTTGGCTGGGGAGTTGAACTTGAGACTGACACAGAAGAAGAGCTTCGCTTGGAGCGCGAGAAGGAAGAGTCATGATCGAAATGAATCCAATGCTCAAGGCGGCGATTGAATTCCACACTGCTGGTTTCTGCGTGATTCGGGCATCAGTTGATGGAACGAAAAAGCCAGTTGGCACATGGGAGAGATATGAGCGAGAGCGACCATCTTTGGAGGAAGTGATCATGTGGTTCAAAGATGGTCATTCAGGAATTGGCTTGGTCACTGGATTCAACAATCTTGAATGCTTAGAGATGGAAGGTCGGGCAGTTGCCAGCAAACTTCACATCACTGCCAAAGAGATTGCTTCAGAAAATCCCCAGATGGAAGAGTTATGGAATCGAATCAATGCTGGCTATGTCGAGCAATCCCCATCAGGTGGGATTCACTGGCTCTACACCATCAGCGATGCACCAGAGTTTCCCGGGAACACGAAGATTGCATCAAGACCCGGGGAGAATGATTCCGCTGAGTGCTTGGTGGAGACAAGATCGCGTGGTGGATTCATCATCACTGCTCCATCTCATGGATCTACTCATCCATCTGGCAAGCCTTGGGAGATGGTCGTTGGATCTGCTGCCACAATCCCTAGCATCACATGGGCTGAGAGGAATGCACTTCATAGCATCTTCAGATCCTTGGATGAGATGCCTAGCAGGGAAGGGATTGCCGAATCCTTATCAAACAGCGACAAGGATCTCAATAAGCCTTGGTTCGATTTCAATGCCAGAGCAAGCTGGGCAGAGATTCTCATTGGTTGGAAGGCAGTCTTCACAAGTCAGGGAGTGACCTACTGGCGCAGACCCGGGAAAGATATTGGGATCAGCGCGACCACTGGGAAGAATGATGGGGACAATCTCTATGTCTTCTCCACATCGACCAGCTTTGAAGCTGAGAAGCCTTACAACAAATTTTCAGCCTTTGCCCATCTCTATCATGGCGGCGATATTTCATCAGCAATAAAGGATCTCAGGGCAAAGGGTTATGGATCCATCAGTCTGGTGCAGGATTCTAAATTGCAACCATTCGCGCCACTTTTGACAGAGGAAGAGAAGAGCGCTGGCATGACTCAGGATGAGAAGGATTATGAATTTGAACTCAAGCGATCTCGCATCCGCAGGGAGGTCAAAAGAACCCTTGATGCAGAAGAAGCCTTCAAGCGCTTTGATCGCTTGGAATATATCTCGAATCTTCGTGAAGAGTTAGAACTTCCAGAGCAGGAGATGAGCTGGGTGATTTCGAATCTGATACCCACTGGGGCGAATGTGACTCTGACTGCTCAATTCAAGGCAGGAAAGACAACCTTGATCAACAATTTGGCAATGGCGCTGGCAGATGAATCAAGTTTCCTCAATTACTTCAAGCCAGCAGTGCATCCGGGTCGAATCGTCATCTTCAATTATGAAGTGGATGAGCAGCAATATCGGCGATGGGTAAGAGATACGAAGATCAAAAATCTTGGGAAAGTGACTCTCTTTCATCTTCGAGGCAAATCGACTCCGATGATTTCGGATCATGTCAGGAGTGAAATCATTGAAACTTTGAAGAGATTGGAATGCCAGACTTGGATTCTTGATCCATTTGCGAGAGCTTTCACTGGCTCAGGGGATGAGAACTCCAATTCTGATGTTGCTGTCTTCCTTGATCAATTGGACATCATCAAAGAGAGGGCAGGGGTATCAAATCTCATTTTGCCCAATCACACTGGCAGGGCTCAGGAACATGGAATTGAACGGGCGCGTGGAGCGACAAGGTTGGATGACTGGGCTGATGTTCGTTGGCTCTTGAAGAAGACTGATGATGGGCGATTCTTTGCAGCAGATGGGCGAGATGTGATGCTTGAGGAACAGATGCTCAGATGGGACTCCAGCAGTCGGCATCTCACACTTGGGGGATCAGATGCCAAAACTGCCAAGCGAGCCAATTTGGAGGATCAGTGGTTAGAGATTGTCATCAAGAATCCGGGGATGACAACATCACAGCTTTGCAACTTATTGGGTAAAGGAACGGATGACAAGGGGTTGGCTCATGCCAGAAAAAATTGCCTTTACAACAAAAAGGTGAAGACCGTTGGGGTGGGATCTGCCGTCACTTGGTATGAATTTCACCATCTGACTCCTCTTCAATATGGGACAGAAAGTGCTTGAAATGTCGATAATTCATTTAGACAAAAATGATCATTTTGTATTGACGGTAAATAAATTACCGTCAAGGGAAGGTAATTACCGTATAGCGGTGGTGGCTATATATAGCCACCGCTATACAAGCCCCTTTACCGTCAAGCAAAATTTACCGTCAAGCATCGAGATTTGGTGAACCCATGACTCACTTCATTTCCACAGTTCCCAAATTGACCCAATGCCCGATCTGCAAGGGCTGGATCCTTGAATGCCATGTGGATGGATTCCGGAGAAGACTTGAGCCGAATCCACTCAACTTTGCAGAAGAGCTGAAGATGCGGATGAAAGGCAGATCCATCTTTCAGAGCATCGGACAGGTCGAGCCAACGATGGTGATCAGAAGTCTCTGGCACATCAACGATGCTGATCCACTCACCAAGGTCTTCCCCAGCCATGATTGCTCGACTCCAGAAATCTTTGAACCCATGCCACTTTTCGATCTTCCACAATCTGCCAGTGAAGGAGTCTCATTCTGATGGATCTCAATCCCTGCAACATCTGTCACTTCAACACTAATGCTGGAATCTGTAACAGATGCCAGAGCAGGATCCATCAACAGTTGGATGATCTGCTGGAATTCTGGAAAGGAGCGCATGATGAACTCTTGCCGGGGAAGTCTGGCAGTGGCGGCAGATCCAATGAAAGAACCATCGGATTGAATGTGGCAGCGCTCTCCTTCATCGCCGGGCATGACATCCTTTCATTCCTTCATGGCTGGGAGCAGGTGATCCGCGATGATAGAAACTTGACCAAGCCAGCGCTAGTGGCGAAGCCAGCGACTCTTGAGATTGAGATCAAAGATGCAGTGGGCTTTGCCCAGTTGCATCTGGCGTGGTCGGGTTCCCAAGATTGGATTGCAGACTTCGCCAGAGAGCTTCGTGAGATTCATGGGCAGGGGATGGCGGCAGCGAGAAGATTCGTGGAGAAGACTAGAAAAATTCCATGTCCAGCAGAGACAGGTCAGGGATCCTGCTCCAACTTGTTGAAGATCAACTCTGAGGATCCGCTGGAAATCTTTGAATGTCGAAGGTGCAAATCCGAGTGGACAACCTTGAGATTGATGGCAGTAGCGATGAGTAGCAAGCAATCAGTCTGGCTGGATGCAGAAGCTCTTTCCAAGTGGATGGGAGTGAGTGAGCGCCATGTGAGGAGATTGGCTCAGAAGTTCAATCTTCCCAAGAAAGGCGAACTCTACGAAGCTCACGCCATTCTTGATGCCCACGCCAAAGATTCTTGATTTGACAAACTCTTCTAAATCATGTCCGCGCCATCTGATAGACTGGCGCTGTCGGGTTGTCGTGGCTAGTGGCACAATGAATCCTTGTGAAGATACAAGATGAAACCATTGAGGAGATTGATGAGGCACTTGCCTATCTCTCTGATGGGATTCGTCATGCCGAGGATTGCCGCAAGAAATATCTTCTGGATCTCATTGATCAAATGCTTGATGCAAAGTTGGGAATGAATCCATGACCACAATTATTGCGATTCAAAATGATGAAGGCGTGATGATGCTGGCAGACTCCCAGATCACTGCATCTGGCAAGCCATACTTTCACGATGATATGACTAAGATCATCGAGCGCAATGGGTATCTGATAGCAGTTGCCGGGCATCTGGTAGCTCTTCAGGCAATCCATCACTCATGGGATCCACCAACGCTTTCATCTAAGTTCAAAGGCAGTCTCTACTCTTTCGTCATAACCAAGGTCATTCCATCACTGCGATCATTCGCTAACGATCAGCAACTCATTCCCATCCTTGAAGATGAGCCAGCCTTCAGCATCTTGCTGGCAATCAAGGGCGAAGTCTTCGAGATAGATCAAGACTTCTCAGTTTCACGCAGTAAGCGTGGACTGTATGCAATCGGGACTGGCGCTGATTATGCGTTGGCATCCTTGATGGCAGGCGTTGACATATACGAGGCAATGAGTATCGCTGCGATCTTGGACATCAATACGCATCCACCATTCTTGGGTGTAACACAGAGCAGGACAGGCTGAGACTTATGGCGCGAATGCCATGCCTTGATTGTGGAGTCCCAACGAATGGGAGCAGATGTCCCAGATGTCTCGCAGTCATTCAAGCGATGAACCCACCACGCATCCGCAGATCTCCAGCAGAGCGAGGGTACAACTACGCATGGCGCAAAGTAAGACTTGAAATTTTAGAGCGCGATCACTGGCGATGTCATTACTGCGAGAAGCTCCTTCAAAATTCTGATGCCACAGTGGATCATTTGATCCCTTTATCTTTGAATGGAGCGCAGGTGGATCCATCTAACTTGGTGGCAGCCTGTCGCTCATGCAACAGCAGGAAGAAAGACAAGATTGCTGGATGATCAATTTAGCGTGAATCCCACCGATTCTTGTTTTTTTTGAGCGTGACAAGTCAC